ATTGTTTCTGAGTCCGGGGAGGTTCTGCACGGTATGGTCACTAGCTCAGTTCGTAGTGCCATCACTCGCAACATTGCGAGGCAGAAGAGAGATTATTCTAAGACTAGAGAGGCCTGGATCCAGAGGGCCATCAAAGCCCATCTGACCCTGGCCATTCTCATGTCTGTTCTCTCCCTTGGGGCATCCACTAACTTTGCTAGGATTGCACCGACCCTACACCAGTCTACTGACTGGTCTTCGGACCTCGAAATTCCTCTCAAGATCGCGGGGAATTCTACCAAGGATCTTCCAAAGCTCGTGGTCACTGTCGACGACAAGATTCACATGTGGAGGCAGCGCAAAGCTACGGGCTTTCCTTTCCACGAGTCTTTTCCGGACCCAGAAATTAACCTTCCTGAGGATGAGTTTTCCAATCAAGAGAATACGGATTGGAGCACTTACCTTGATAGGCGGCTTTACGCCTTTAACAGGTGGATTTGGGAGCAGCAGAAGGAGGTGGTTCAGGTTACTTGGTGGACGGCGCTTAAGTTCGTTTGGCGTGCTTTGAAAGCTATGCCGCCTTTGATAGCGTCTGTCTTTTCTTTGGCCTTTTACGATCTCCCGATCCTGGTTTGGCAACAGCAAAACTCGGTGATTTTCGTTTTCAACCTAGTCATCATTGCAGCTCTGCTTTATCTCACGTACGCGATGGTATGCGCGGTTGCGATTGGTACAGCTAGGTGTTTCAGCTACACCAAGAGGTTTTCAAACAACGTCGGGATCACTATGCGTGAGTTTCCTTGGATGGTTTACAACCTCGTCGTGTTTTGGCGCGCTCCCGTGGAAATTAATGGGTGTGAGGATGTACTTACCGCGAAGTTTGAACAAGTGGACGGCAGGAAAGTCGTCAGCGTTTACCTTCGTGGGAAAAAGATTCACACTCTGAACGATCCAGACAACGGAACATCCCGCAAGGAGATGGCGTTTCCATCGAACCCGGCGAAGAAGATTGAGAAAGTCAACAACGACATCCTTCGGACTCAGGTTATGTTTTATTTCAACGATAAGACCACTAACCATTATTCCTTCGTCGGGCAAGGCACAATCGTAAAGATTACCGACCTCCATGGAAAGGAGAGGCTGTACGTAGTTACGGCCACACACGTATACGTGTGTGCGTCCCACTTCTCGGCTGCCAACAGTCACGGCAGTGCGGGTCAGAGGTTTGTGGAGGTCCCAGAGGCCAAGATTAAGGCACCCTGTCAAAAGGATTCGGACCTGGACTTCTGTTGTTTTGAGATTGATCAAAGCAAGATGTCAAGGGCCGCGTGCCCTACTTACCCTACTCTGGTCCCGGCTGTTTCTTGTTCTAGGACTTCTAGCAGTTGGCTCGTGTCTAACGACGTCCTTGAGGCAGTCGGTTGTGGGCAGCCAGATGGTGACGAACTCGGTTTTTACCGATCCACCGGAAAGGCTACAACGAGGCCCACGGAGAATCCCTACGTGTTTGGGCATGTTTTGTCCACCAAGCACGGGTGGAGCGGGTGCGGCCTTTTTCGGAGGGCGACCAATGGAAAGCTCCATCTAGCTGGGATCCACACTGGTAGGATCCGAGACGAGAATGCGTTTATCCTCATGGAAGAAATGCATGAGATGTTGGAGGATGATAATTTCTTTGACGTGCTTAGCGCCAAGGTGAACGAATCCCCCACTCGCCACAATCGTTTGTTTGACGAGGGTGGCCGTCAAGGAACTGCGGCCAAAGACCGACGGTTCGACAAGGCTTCATACGCCGCTGGTACTGGAGACTATTCCAAGTTTACGTCCAACAAGGACGCGGCGCCCGGCGTTGCTCCTCTTCGTATCAGTGCGGATGAGGAGCGTGGTCTTGACGAAATTTCCGAAAAAGAGGAAGAGGCTAAGAAAAAGAAGAAAGTCCTCGATCTTAAGCAGCTTCTCGAGGAGATTTGCTCAGATTCTCCTTCGGATTTTCAGAGCCCCGCCGAAAAACCGCCGACGGGGCAGGGTGCGGTGGAAAAGAAGCCCAATATTTCGACTCTAGAGCGAGCTATCAGCTCTTCTCTTCTCCGAAAACAATCGGAGAGTTCGTCGAATATTCAGGACAGTGCCTCTACTCCGGCTCAGGAGCTGACACAGTCCAAGTCCTCGGCACCTGTGCAAGAAAGCTCGACGGAGCCGGAAAGCACCCGAAAGGGGACCCAAGAGTCCGTGAACTCTTCCAAGCCCTCTTCCCGGAAACCGAAGAAGAGTACTTCTACCCAGACTGCTCCCAAGAAGCAATCCTCACCAGCATCATTGAATACCATTCCGGAAAATACACCGGAGTCAGATTTCCAGCCGGTGAAGGCAACAGGGCGAGAGAAACTTTTACAAGATACTACAAGCAAGCTGGCTTCACTTGGAGGTTTCCCTTCACTGCAGACCTGGGCCGAGTCGGCGTCAAAGAAGTCTTTGAAAGAAATTGGGGCGATATTGTCAAAAGTGTCAACCCAAAGTCCACCCCAGGATATCCCTACCGACTCATCTTCCCAGACAACGACCGAATGCTCGCAGCAGCAGAAGGAGACGTCAAGGATCAGGTTTGGGAGCGTCTCGAAAAGATCCTATTCGCCCGTGCTGAGGACGAGACCTTCCGGTCCTGTTCTGAGGCTCGGACGCGGTGGCTTGAGGGGTCGTTAAGAGACCCTGTGCGCCTCTTCGCGAAGAAGCAGGCGCAAAAGGTGAAGAAGAAACTTCCCAGGCT